AAAGCAAATAAAACATTTGGAGCAATTCCATGGGTCACGCACTGTGTTACCTAACTTTAGCTGTAGGCTTAATCACTGTATATTGGATTTGGGACTACACAAAAAAGTTTGGTAAGAAATAAAATCTAGTTTTAAAAATTTTTGCGCAGAAAATTTTCAGGGTTGCAGGACCCTTTTCTTAAGACTTCTTTATCTGTGTATATAATGGTGGGGAAATCTGCGCTACCGTTTTCAGCTACCGCTGGTGCGCTTCGCGCATTCTAAAATCTACGGCGGCTGGACCGGTTTTTTCAGAATTACTTGGTAAATACTAGCACTAGCGGATACTATCAAACATGATAACACAACAACGATTAATAAGACTAGCACCTACACTGGATTCTGTACTGGATCGACGCAAGGGCGTTAGGGGCGAGATTTTCTACGATGACACCAACAAGATACTGCGTGTATTTGATGGAGAGTTATTGGGCGGCTATGAACTGCTACGTGCGGATCTGCAGAACATTGATGTCACCATATTGAATAGTAAGTTGGCCAATAGCACAGTTACACTGGGTTCAACCACAGTTAGTTTGGGTGGATCCAGTAACACACTAGCTGGCTTGACTTCGGTCACAGCCACTCAATTTAACGGTGCATTGTTGGGCAATGTCACAGGCAACGTTTTAGGTAACTTAACAGGCAATGTATTGGGCAACGTAACAGGTAATGTTACTGGTCGTGCTGATACAGCCACACAACTACATACTGCCCGTGCAATCAATGGTGTCAGTTTTAATGGCTCTGCTGATATCACAGTCACAGCTGATGCCAATACACTAACAGGTACTCAACTTAAATCAACAGTGGTCACTTCCAGTTTGACCAGTGTGGGCACATTGGGTAATTTAACTGTAACCAATACTATCAACGGCAGCGTTACGGGCAATGCTGGTACAGTTACCAATGGAGTTTATACCGATCAAACTTACAATAATCCCGTTTGGTTAAACACACTGGCATTGAGCAAAGTTGGATTTACAGCTGGCAAGAGCTTTGATTATAACGCTGCCTCGACTCCGGCACTAACAGTCAAGACCACTGCTTATACTGCGGACTTTGGTGCCCTACCCATATCCAGTAAAAGTTTTACCATCACTGGTGTCAATGCAACAGTCAGCAACTCAGTGATGATTTATCCCGTGGGCGATGATGAATGGGAAATGGATCCCATTGCTTACTCGGCTCGTTGTAATGAAGGAACGATTACATTGTATGCTTCTACTAGTCAAGGACCAGTTAAAGGCTCTAGAAGCATTCGCTATGTGCTAGTATAAATATTGAAATAAGGAATTTAAAACCATGGCAATCATTCAATCAGGAGTAGACAGCAGTCTACTAACCGTAGATCCAACTTTTAAGGCAGCTCGTGTCAGCGTTCGTGCTCCAGAAGCAGGCGGATATTTTCAATTGGGCGCAGTCACTGGTAGTTTGACCAACACCACAGTCACTGCCAATAACTCAGTATTTTCAATGCGTTGGGCTCCGGCTAACGGCAAGTTAGCTGTTATTCGTCGTGTTACTGCAACATTTGTTCAAACAGTAGGTTGGACAGCAGCCGCTGGTCAACCATTTGGATTGTATATTGCACGTAACTGGACTGCTAGTGATAGCGGCGGTACAACAATTACAATCGCAGGTAACACACAAAAGATGCGTACCAATCATGATCCAAGTTACTTCAGTACTCCAAGTGATGTTCGCGTAGCTACTACAGCAACTTTAACTGCTGGCACACGTACACTGGATACCAATGCCATAGCCACTACTGTGTTTGCAGCCAGCCAAGTTGCCGCAGCCAGTGCTTCATATCCTCAACAGGCAGTTATATTACATGATGTCAATACCGGGGATCATCCTATAGTATTGGACAACAACGAAGGCATCGTCATCAACAACTTGGTTGTTTGGCCTGCGGCTGCAAACGCTGTGATGACTTTCAACGTTGAATGGTTTGAAACTTCAGCTTACTAATTTAAATTAGTAGCCACAAAAAAAGCACCTTCGGGTGCTTTTTTAATTTCTCTGATGTCTAATTGGGCCATCTAGATTTTTATACAGCATAAATCTAACACCATCAAAATCTAAAGTATATTCGTCTAATATATAGGCTATGCTGGTTGCATCCATGACTATTTCAACATCAGCTATGTTTAGAATATAATCTTCAGACGCAAATTGATCATCCCACTCAAAATAAATGTCTGTCTTTAGAGCCAGTATATCGCAACGAACTCTAAAGGCACCCTGTGGTTTATTCTCTCCCAATCTTTTGATTTCTATCACAGCACTGGGAGTGACTGTAAGAAGATTTGGTTGGTTGCCTGGAAGAATATCTACTTGACTTTTGTCCATGCTGATATTTAATTATATCTTGAATGGACTCTGAAAGGTTTTGGGTCTACTGTTTTCTTCAAGTTCTTTAATCTTCTGTTGGTAATATGCGGCTTCGTCTTTTCTGGCCTGTGACAGTTGACTCATGATTTTGTCACGTTCGGTCATTAATTCCAATCTTTTCTTCACACTGGGTTCTGAGCGAACTTGCTCATGAATTATATCCAATTCTTTTATTAGGTTTTCTACACTCATATATGTCTTAGTATATTTTTTAAAACTAGTAACAAAAAGAATGTCTTTTCATTAAAAACATAAAAATTTTCTTTTAAAAACTGCTGAAAATTTTAAAGAATTTAACGAAAAGGATATCTTTTTATTTCAAACTCAAGTTCTTGTTAACTATGTCTATCTTCCTATTCTGTATTCTTTCTATATCACCGTTATTTCTAAGGGCCTTGAATACTAGATTTTCTGTGCTGAGTTCACCAAACTTATCCAAACCAGATTGACGGTAATTCTTCAACTTGTCCATTAATTTGGTAATATCTTCTTTATCATCAGCCCTGTTCAAATATCTCTTAATTTCTACACTGAGCCATCGATATTTGGCACGTACTGCACGATCATCATAACCAGTGTCCTGTTGTACATCTTTACGTTTAACCCATTCATCAGTTAATAAACTATAGGCGTTGCCTTCTACAGTTTCATCATCATCTTCCACGTATATTTCTACTGGAACACCACGCATAGCAATGTCATAGGTATTGTTCCAAAGTCTGCGTTTACTGTCAAAAAATTGATCTACTAATTCATTGCCGCCATATATTTCTTCTTTAGCCACAACAATATGTAGATCTAAATCGCTGTGTGGGGTATAGGTATAACTGGTGTTGCTGCCTGTAATTATTATATCACGTAAGGGTATTTTGTCCAGCTTCAAATAGGTTAAAAATTCTTTAGCTGTTTCTAATAATTTTAACCTAACTTCAACCTGTAGCTTGTCCCCGTCCCACAGTTTGGGATTGAGACTGGTATGAAACATTACGGGAGATTGGAACTCTAAAATCTGCATAACACATATTTATTCAACGGTAAATACTCGTATGGACACAAATTATTATACTGGAAATTTATTAGTAGCACCACCAAAAATGATGGATAAAAGATTCAGCAGTACGGTGATCTACGTGGTTAACCACACGCCTTCTGGTGCTTGGGGACTAGTGCTCAATAAACCAGGAAATCTTTCTAATAAAGAGTTACTATCACAAATTGGCATTGATCTAAATCTTTCTGGTATCGCACATGCTGGCGGTCCAATGAATACAAATAGTGTTCATTTTTTACACAGTCCAGATGTGACCAGTTCAGGAACTTTTCCTGGCAATATTTTTGCCAGTGGGGATATGGAGTTTATTACTAGACTTCAACAGGGCAATAGACCAGAAAGATATAGAATGTTTGTGGGTAGCTGTAGCTGGGCACCTGGACAACTGGAAATGGAAGTCATGGGTGAAAGTCCATGGAGACCGGAATTCAGTTGGCTAACAGTTCCTGCTACTCCAGAGCTTGTATTTGATTATGATGATATGGCACAGTGGCAGCATTGTCTTGATGCGTGTGCTAACAACGTGGTCAAAGATTGGATGATTTAAAATAAATATTTTTTACCATGCAGATTCGTGATATTTTAAACATTATAAAAGAAGCGGAAAATCCCAGTGATAAACCTGCCCCGTCATCTGGCTACGACACACCAACTTCAAGCAGTCTACCATCAAAAGAAAAGACTATGCCAGGCGGATACAAAGGTTCAGGCCAAATGATTGGCAACGAGTTGGTAACCAATCTTGATTCATATAAACAGCTCTTGTCGCCCGAAGGTCAAGCGGCTATGCAAAAAATTACCAAAAAATATAAAGACGGTACACTCAGTATGGACATTCCAATAGAATTACAAAGACAGGCTGGAATGGACGATACTAAGCCACATACGTTAGATGCACCTTGGAGATACGAAGGAGGCGGTACCAGTGTTCAATTGCCAAGCGGCAGTTACGTGTCTGGAAGTTGGCATAAAGGTTTTCATGATCCAAACGCACCAGCCGACGTATTACCACTTCCGCCTCTAGATCAATTAGCTGATAAAGACTACATGAAATCAGACCGAGCAATGAGTTTTTTAATTAAAACCGGACATGATGATGCCAGCATTAAGCGTAGTATGAAGCACTATTTTCCTCATCTATCAGATAAAGCTATTGATAACAATATTAACAGTACTAGAGAATTCTTTGCTAATAGAGGACGTAGTAAAGATCCATACGCAATAGACAGTCCACATGACCATAAGAAAAATATATTAGGTGCTGTAAGACATCCAGGTGCAATAGCTAAAATTGATCCTGAAGCATATGAAGCAAGTGTTAACCAACTAGTTAATCTTGGACAAGATAGAAAACTTGCCGCAAATGCAATTAAATCAGCTTATAAAAATAAAAGTGGAGCCACTGTTGCTCATGCCTATTATGAGCTTGATCCCAAAATGTTTGAAAAAGGTGCTCCGTTTTTCTACGAATTACAAGGACAGTATAAAGTGGGAGATTTTACCGTTTACCATCAACCCGAAACTGATGATGAGGGTCGCCCCACTGGTAAGGAAACTGTAGTTGCTATGAGACTCGGCAAATATTATAGAGGCGGTAAACTAAATTATAATGACGTAACTTCATATTGGCACGGCACCAAACAGCAATGGGAAAAAGATAAAAAAGAATTTTTAAGTCATTTAAAAAATACTAAGTCAGATTTTTCAACTGACTAATAAATGATTTAATCTTTTTCAGAGTTAATGTTTGCTAACATTTCTCTTATCCTGCTTCCATCAACTTTACCTCGAACTTTTGGAACTGTTATACCTTCATCAGGTTCTCTAGTGATTTCACCAGTACTGCTATCTACAACAGTACTGGTTTTTTTCAATCCATTCAAAATACTTGCAGTACCTGAACTAGGTTGCGGTCTACCGCCACCTTGACTAAAGCTGGCTTCCTGCCCATCCTCACCAGGATCAGTAATACGCAAACTATCTAAGTTAAAATCCAAATCAATCTTTTGACCTACTGCACTACTTGAACGTGTCTTCATAAACTGTATTTGATAACGCCCACGCTCACGCATAGCACGACTTGTAAAAATACCAATCACATTATCAGCTGTTTGAATCTTTGAAAGTCCACCTGAAATGTGACTGTGGTCAAATTCAATTTCTTCAACTGCACTACGATTTAACTGTGACGCTGTAACGCAAACACATTGTTGTTCCATAGCAAAGTTACGAATTTCTTCTGACACATATTTGTCTTTAACAAACAAGTCACTGGGACTAACTTTAACACTAACTGGCATCATCAAATCCAAATAGTCAATTAACACAACATCTGGCTTGTGTCCTTTCTTCACTTGATACTCTTTGATATAGGCCCGCAGATCATTTATGTTCTTTCCTGATGGCATATATTTGATTTGAATAGCACCGCTACTCTTACCTGCCATTTTTACTTTGAGTTCAACGTCTTCCAATGATTTAAAAATCTCTCGGGTCGGAAGACCAGTCATCATCGAATCCAATCTCATCGCAACTAGGTGCTCGCTCAGTTCTAGTGAAACGTAAAGTACGTTGAGTCCTACCTGGGAGAAGTTCACCGCAAGATTCTGTAGAAACAGGGATTTCCCCGCACCACTGCCCCCAGCGAAAATATTCAATTCTCCCCTGTTGAACCCTCCAAAAAGTTTTTTGTCGAATGTCGGCCATCCTGTACTCACTTGTCCATTTTTGTCTTTAAGACCCATCAAACGTCCACGAGGATCTTCAAAATAGTCTGTACCCATATCTTTATTAAGACTGATTTGAACTGCTGCCTTAATCATAGTTTCTACAGGCCCAAACTCCCCTTTTTCCAACATGTCTGCACTTTTAATAATTGCTCTTTCTAATGCTTTGTGCCTACTGAATTTTTCAAACTCATCTAATAGCCAATCATAATTTTCAGAAGGTAATCCTGTTACATCTTTGAAGTCTGTTTCACAACTTGTATTGACTATATCCAACTCTGGCATTACTTTATATTTGTCAACATATACATTGATAAATTCTGCCGCATCCTTCAACTTTCTATCAAAGTTTTCTGGATCAAAAATATTTTGACAACGCACAAACGTTTCTGCGTCACTCAAAAACATTTCTAAATATAATCGTTGTATTTCACTGCTGTAATTTGTTTTATTCATGCTTATATGTTATCTTTTTAATCTGTGACTCTAGTGAATCTTGAAACGAAACTTTCTATGTAACAACTATATTCATTTTCTCCAGACAATCTTTCATGACTTACATCACTTTCTTTGATATAGTGTACCCAAGTTTGTCCCTCAATAGCAAGCACGTCTAATACATGAAAATATGTGCCCCTGCCATCCCACCAACGTGATCCAGTTTCAACTATCATTCTTTTTCTCCTTTGGATATTTTTTCATCAGCAATTCTAATTTTATTTTATTATCTGTAGCAGAATCTAAAATGCTTTTAATCGTAAAAAGTTTACCATAACGTTTGAACGCATCACTGGCGTCTTTAATATCATCTTCCCATGTAGGTATGGCTACTAACCACTCATTTTCCATAGCGTACTGTACTAGCCCCATTCCAGTATGATCCCTGTCTGGGACAACAATAACTGTTTTACCTAGACTATTAATTATAGCACGTTGTCTGTCGTTGGGTAAATTAGTTAATAGTCCAATTCCATTTACTGCCAATGCATCAAACGGCCCTTCTGTAACCAAAACTACTTTATTTGAATAATTTTGTTTATCTATATTGAACACATAACCGCTTTGACTTTCACTCAAGTACTTGGGACTACCTAACACTACTTTTCTAGCAGTATAACCTATGAGCTTTTTTTGATGATAAAATGGTATTATTAATCTATCATTGTATCCAGGCATAGGACAATAATGCCAGTCATAGTCATCTAAATCATATCCTCTATCAAGCAAATATTCCAAACACTTAACACTGTCATCATATTCTAACAGAGCACTAACTAAGGGTATTGAATCAGGCGGCAGGTACTTTTCATGAAAGTCTAGTTGAGCTACTGCTTCAACATCATTATTGTCCAGTAATTTAAGAGCTTCTAAACTCCACTCATTTATCTTACTGGCAGGGACATTTAACCACTTGAATAATTTTTTATTTTTTACGCTTATTTGCCTGCCTGGTTGCCAACTAGTCTTATACCCGCAATTAAAACAGTGATATGTAAATCCAGACCCATGACTAATAAATCCGCCCCTCTGTCTTGTGTCAGTGGTTTCACCGTTATGTACACAGCAAGGTGCGTCAAAACTCATCCAACCAGAGGAGGTTTGTTTTCTTTTAAAAGGTAGGTATGATAGCAGTTCAGCCTGTATGGCAGTCATGCTATTATTTTAGCTTCTATAGAGTATTTTGTCAACAGAACCAATGTTCTTAGTATACCTAAACATTAGATAGTTTATATTGTTTAAATCATTAACGGTAATACCAATAGTGCCATTTTGATTAGAGAAAGACTCAGTTGTAATTGGTGTACATGCGTCCCAACTTGAAGGTGCGTCGTTTGCTAACGAGCCTCTAATTTCTAAATTACCTGTAAAGTTGGTAAAGTATGCTTGGATAGAATGGGACCCATTATTTCCTTTTCCATCCCTGTTGGTTGAGATTGGTCCAGCAGTATAGATTTCATTCTGACCATGCAAGAATGACAATTCTTCACTAGGTACAAATCTTGCAATGATCCCATCAACTACTTCAATGTTTCCATGTAAAGAACTAGCGCCGTCAATATAGGCCGGTAGTAACTCAGTGTTATTTTGTTCTAAAATCGTATATGTGTAAGTACCTGGCTTAAAACTTAGGGTTACATCACTTCCAGTTAATGTAAGTTGAGTTTTACCTTTTAAATTAAATGTTGTACCGTCATCGATAATTTCTAATTCTTTAGAAACAACTTCTTTGTTAGTAGCATAGTCAAACATTTTAAATACAAATGTTTTGTAAGAGACATCTATGGGACGTTGATCCCCATTTAAAAAGTTAAATTGAAGTGTATTTGTAACGCCTTTGGCGATTTTAGCATATCCGTGGTACATCGTATCTACCCCATGTTTGGTAGAATTTTCCAAATCTAAAAAGACTCGAATGACTGGTGTATATAAATAGACTGGTAAATTCAACATGCACGTATTTATTGTTACAGGAATTCTAGAAGGTGAACGAACTATTGAAAAACAATTTCCCATTCCTAACCTGCATCAGATGCAATGAGATCGAGATCGTAGGGATTATTATCAATCAAAATGACAGCGTCTTAAGCATCTATGATTTTGGGGCTATACACAATGACACTGAAAAACAGCAACTCTTAGATTTAGGGGATCAGTGGTGGTGGGAAAGCAATCGTAAAATCCCTATCAATATTTTTCTAAAAGGCGAAATGGATTTGTTTCGTAGATATATCAAAACACTGAACAGCAAGGATATAGAGCTTGTATTTGGTCCAGTTGTTAATTTAAACGATATCTCAGAAAAAAGGGTTAAACGTAAAAGTATTCAGCTAGTTCGATCTGTTAAGAAAACCCGTAGCTGATCCCTTCACAAATTTTGTTCATTTGAACAACAATAGCGTGAGCATAAGCAACTGCGTGACTCTTTTTAAAACTATAAGAATCGTCAGTCTTTTCCCATATTTCATCTTTAATACTGTCCCAACCTTTCATTTCACAGGTTGTAATTAAATGTTTCTTACCTGGACGTAGTATTGCCAAGAACATGGCTAACTGTTCAATGCTACGTGGTTTTAATCGAGAAATTAGATCATGATATCCATTGACATGAAATATCAAATCACAAAACTCTTTTTGTTCCAATAAATCCCAAAGAGGTTGTATGGAAAGTAATTGTTCAATTTCTTTTTCTGATTGAATATCTTTATAGATACTGACATTTAAAAAATCAATTTTGAAATACCCACGATTCTCAGCATCATCATAATCTATACTAGCCAATCCAGTTAAAGGGTCAGTAGGAATTTCTTGAAGATACACACCTGTATTGTGCTTTTTAATTTGTTCGTTTTCTATTCGAGACGCAGGTATATGTCTTATTAATTTTAAAGACTTGTCTCTATCAAAGAAGTCAATATCAATATCAGGCAATGCCAGTCTCCCTACATATTTCTTTTACCAATGCGATCTCACTTGGATAAGTTTTAAATCTTTTTACCCAATAGGTTGGGTCAATTAGATTAGCAATAATATCAAGTTGCTCATCATTAAATTTGGATAGCATGTCTGTTCCGCTTCTACAGTTTAATAAAAGCCAAGGACTGATTAATCCGTCTGCAATTTGTCTCACAGCCCTATTAATGTTAACATAGTTGAAATAGTGTGTGAAGTCTGCTTGATTCTCATCTGCCCATTCCATCATTGTTGACAATGATCTTTGTATGGCCGAGTCTGCTGGCTCAGTCTTAATCATTTCGGATAGATAGGTATAGTAGAGTTCATCGCGACACCAATGATCGAGCTTAACTCCGGATTTGATAACATAATCCACAAACTTGTCAGGGTAGATAGGATTAACATTATTAACAAAAGACCCAAACTTAACGAAGGCGTTATAGTAAGGGCTTTTACAAAAATCTTCATACGTTTTATCTTTTTTAGCATTTTGTGTCAGTCTGTAAAATCTATTATATGTCATAAAGCCTGCTTGCACACGCTTCTCATCTCGTTGTAGAGCACGACGTTTTTGTTCACACATATGGGCAACTAAAGTAGCTTCTTTAGTATATCCCTTACCACAGTGAACACACGTATAGTTACTCATATTCTTTTCTTTGTTTTTTGTCGTACCCCAACTTGTCAAATAAATCTTCGATGTCATTTTTATCCATTAAACTTGCTAACAATTTTACATCACTCATTTTCATTGCAGGATTGAGTTCTGCAACTAGTTTTTCAATTTTAACTGCTTTTTCTTTTTTACCAGCGGCTAGGTATGGATGATATGCCTTCGCTCCAGTGCCACACCCTGCAAATAATTTCCAGAGCAATCCTTTGTGATCTTTGCTCAATGTCCAATGGTTCTTATTCACAAGCTCATTGGTCATTTCTACAAACCACTCCTGTACATCTCTGTCGCCTTGCACATTACTAACATAACGCATTAAAATATACGGACTAAACGATTTACGTTCCTCATCAGTCCAATCATTATATGCGTCTTTGTCACGCATATCTACGCCATTTAATTCTTTTTTAATATCAAGAGCCATGTTCTATACTCAAATAATATAATATTTTAACACGTTCAATAGCTTCATGTAAAGCAGGATTAGTTAATGATGCTTCTTTTATTTTATACCAAAGTTGTGCTTCTAATATACCATCTGGAGATGCACTTCTAATTCTAGCAGGATTATTTTCTGGTTCCCAATCCCAACCAATTTCAAATCTATCTGACGCAGGCGCTCCCTGCTCTCTAGCATAAATTACCCCACCCTGTCTTTCGTATATGTAAGTTGCGCCTGATTTTAATCTTCCCATAGTATCACCAACACTTTGAATAATCTATAATTTCGCTCTGTCTGCTAACTTCTTTTACAAAATAAGCACATACAGGGCTTTCACCTGGATGCAAGGGAGTTGCCAATAGTTGTCCAATACGCATTTTTGGAAAATACCATTTGACATCTTGGTAAACATTGACAATGTCTACAGGATAAAATTCAGGTTTAAAACTACTAAGTGGATTGAATGTAAAAGCACTGAACCCTCTGTCATTCAAACTAGTAAGTGGCAAAACTTCCATTTCACCTGTACTTTCAGGATCTCCAACGACCATACACCAATCCAACGGCATTTGTAATTGCCAAGGACCAATCTGTAGCACTGCCGCAGGGCAAGTAAATGATTCTAAAAAAATCAATGGTTGAAAGAAATAATCTGGATTTTGATTATCACTGTTGTCTAAAACGGCAAACCTACAGTCCTCATCAACTTCTTCTGGGAGATCATTCAAATAAAATGTCTCATCTTTTAGCGTTAAAATTTGCATCAATATTTCACCTTATCTATTGTAAACGGGTACTTTGCTTCTTTGTAGAACTTTTTACGTTCTGTTAAATGTCTTTTAGCATATTTGGTACTAGCAGTTATATCCCAAATTTGGACGAAGTCTTTGTCTTCCGCTTTTCTAATACCACGTCCAATAGATTGGATAACGCGGACAAAGCTCTTTCCGGGTTCAATAAGAACCAAATTAAA